TATAAGTATGCAAAAATTATGGAACGAGAAGATTGGAAAGGCAATCGTGGATTTTTATTAGCTCAGTCTTGTAGGGTTATACAAAATAGGATTGATATGAGTGCTGATGTTGCTTCATTTATATATGAATCAATCCCAGAGGAAGAACGACTAAGTATAAGAGAGGATTATAATAAAATTTCAGATAGCTTTAACATCACCAAATATGTGCCTTGGTCAAAGGATATTTTTATGAAACATGTAATGACAAATTTTGAGTATGAAAGGCCGCCTACTTACGGTCAGTATAAAAGGCCGACATCATGACGCTTGATGAATTGAAAGAGGAAGCAAAACAGGATTTGCCTATTATTAACTATGAACATCATGATCAAGAATCTTATAAGAATCAAGAATTAAAATCTAAGTGGTTGGATTATAGAACTAGGTTTGAACTTTTACTTGCAAAAAATAAAGGTGACTACCAACGTCTATATCGTTCCAAGTGGGAATATTATGGAGGCAAGGCTGATGCAAAAATTTATGTTGCAAAACCATTTGACTTGAAGGTATTGAAAACTGATCTTCAAATGTATATTAATTCTGATGATGATATTATAGAACTTGGTGCAAAAATCAGTTATTTAGAAACTACTGTAAAATTTATAGAAGGTATTATTAAGTCTATAGATAATAGGGGATGGGACATTCGTAATGCAACTGATTGGAAAAAATTTGAGGCAGGAATGATTTAGTGGAACAGTATATTGGATATTATGAAGAGGTTGTCCCTTATGTATTATGTGATTCTCTAATTAATTGGAATTTTAATTTTAAGCCATCGACATATTCTAGTCATACAGGAAGAACAGAAACTTCAGATGAACGAGTATGTATGGATGAAGTGTGGATTAAAAATGGTAATGTTTACTATGATCCTGTTAAGGCAGCAGTTGAATATGTGACCAAAAAATATTCAGAAAAACATCCCCTCTTTAGCGTACAACGAATGACAGACTTTCGTATTAATCGATATTCAGAAGGGGGGTTTATGTCAAAACATTGTGATAACATACATCATAGTCATGGCCAACAATATGGATTTCCACAAGCAACTGTTCTTCTGTATTTAAACGATGATTATGAGGGTGGAGAGTTTTACGTAGCTGACAAAAAATTTGAACCAAAAAAAGGGTCGGCAATTATATTTCCTTCTAATTTCATGTTTCCCCATGAAGCGAAGGTAGTAACAAAAGGGATGAGATGGAGTGTAGTTGCATGGCTGATGTAACAGATTTTATTCGTTATTATGAGAATGTAGCTTCTGAAGATTTTTGTGAATTATTAATAGAAGAATTTTCTGGATATGTTCTTGATCCAGATAATCCTAAAATTGGAGAACCTGTAGGTAGTGGCCGAAGGTGGGGTGTTCCTTCTGAATTTGCTTATCTTCACAGCTTTTATATTCGGGAAGATAACGAATATAAGCATTTACATAGTCCAGTTAAGGAATGTTTTGATAAACCAAAAAAACTTTACAAAATAGAATTTCCTAGATTTAAACAACATTATGACACAGATTTTCGTATACAACATTATCCTGTAGATGGATTTATGGGGGAACATGTGGATAATGCAGAATTTAAATGGGCTAATAAAAAGACTAAATTGGGCCATAGTCAAGTCTCTGCTTTGTTATTTTTAAATGATGAATATGAGGGGGGAGACTTTATAGTAGCTGGTAATACATATAATCCAACCCAAGGCTCGGCTTTATTTTTCCCTTCAAACTTTATGTATCCCCATGAAGTAAAACCAGTTACAAAAGGCAATAGATGGAGTGTGTCATTATGGCTGATGTAAAAAAGATTAATTTATTTCCAACAACAATATATTCGTACAAGTCTGAAATTACAGATGCAGAGAACAAATTGATGCTTGACTACATTTATGGCAAATTTGATAACAAATATAAAGATGTACGTACAGGAGAAGGTTTACCTTTTGGTTTGGAACAGGGAGAGGATAATCTACATTTCGTAGATGCATTTCAGCCCTTAGTAAAATTTGCAGAAGCCCTCAGTTATAATATTTTTAAAGAAGAGGGGTATCTTCACCAAGACGTTGAGATTACTCAGATGTGGGCAAATAAACAAGAAGATGGAAGTATCCACCCACCGCATACACATGCTAATAGTCTACATTCTGGTATATATTATATAAGAGCTAGTGAGAACACGGCTGGCACACAATTTTTTGAACCACGTGCTCAGGTAAAATGTCTGGTGCCTAGAAGAGAAAAATATATTATACAAAATTCTCATATGTATCAAGTACATTCGGTGGCAGGGGAAGGGGTCGTATTTCCTTCTTGGTTGCAACATTGGGTGCCTCCTAATAAGGATGAACGTATTACCATATCGTGGAACATAATTGTTCGTGGAGAATATGGTGAGGCCAATACGTTACAAAATGCTCGTTTCTAAAAAAAATGAGGTTTATCTAACCCTAACGGATTTAGATGCTTCTACTTCAAAAGAATTATCTGAATATTTTACTTTTGAAGTGCCTGGATTTAAATTTATGCCTATGTATCGCAACCGTATGTGGGATGGGAAGATCAGGTTGTTTTCGCCAGGAACTGGAGAAATATATGTGGGGTTGTTGCCCTACATTAAGAAATTTTGTGATAGTAACAAAATATCATATATATTAGAGGAAGGAATAGAAGATGGTAGGGATGTTGTTCGTGAGGTGGTTAGAGGGTTTATCAGATCACTCAAACCAAAATCAAAAGGGAAATCTATCAAAATTCGTGACTACCAAATTGATGCCGTACATCATGCTATTGCCAGGAATAGGGCTTTGCTTGTTAGCCCTACTGCTTCTGGTAAGTCACTTGTAATATATTGTCTTGTTCGTTATTACCAAATGGCAGGACATAGGACTTTAATTCTTGTTCCTACCACTTCATTGGTAGAACAAATGTATACAGATTTTCAAGACTATGGTTGGAGTTCAGGCACACATTGTCAGAAGATTTATCAAGGGCATGACAGAAAGGTAACTAAGGATGTAGTTATATCTACATGGCAATCTATCTACAAAATGCCTAAAAAATATTTTGAGCAGTTTGGATGCGTAATCGGAGATGAAGCTCATCTGTTTAAAGCAAAATCACTTACAGGTATTATGACCAAATTACATCAGTGCAAGTATCGATTTGGTCTTACAGGGACGCTAGACGGTACACAGACGCATAGACTTGTTTTGGAGGGTCTATTTGGTCCAGTAGAAAAAGTAATATCTACAAAAGAATTAATGGACAAAAAGACCCTTGCTAATTTGAAAATAAAGTGTATAATACTAAAACATCCCAACATAAGGGAGAAGATGACGTATGCTGAAGAGCTGGATTATATCGTCAGTAATAAGGAAAGAAACAATTTCCTATGTGATTTATTACGCCATCTTGATGGCAATACTCTTTGTTTGTTTCAGTTAGTAGAGAAACACGGCAAAGTTTTATATGAGAGGTTAAAAGATGATAAAAATGTATTTTTTGTTTTTGGTGGAACTGCTACGGCCGACAGGGAAAAAATCAGAGAAATTGTGGATGGATCGAAACATTCCACCACTCTTGCTTCCTTTGGCACTTTTAGTACTGGTATTAACATTAGGAATATTAACAACATCGTGCTCTCTAGTCCAAGTAAATCAAAAATCAGAGTGCTCCAATCTATCGGTAGAGGGTTGCGAATATCATCTACTAAAGATTCCATTTTAATATATGACATAGCTGACGATATATCATACGGCAGCAGACATAACTTTACCCTTACACACTTCACTGAACGACTAAATATCTATAACGAAGAACAGTTCAATTATGAAATAGATAAGGTTAAACTAAAATGAATGAAACTCTTCCATATAAAATCATTAAACTAGTGAATGGTGAAGATATTATATGTACAATTGCTGAAGAAAAGTCGAATATTTCAAACGAAAAATTAGCTTCACTTTTATCTAGCAGCATTGAAGTAGATCATCCTTTGAAAATGCAAATAGTCCCAAAAATGACAGATAAAGGAATTGCAGAATCTTTAAGTCTAAGTCATTGGGTCCATCCATATACTGAATCACGTTCTTTTAGTATTCCTTCTTCAAGTGTAATTTTAGTTGCTGATGTTTCTCCAGGCTTATCACGTTATTATGAATTTGTATTAGGAAAAATCGAAAAGGAATTGGAAATTGATCCTATAACAGATGAAGATGTTTATGATGAATTGTTAGAAGAGATGGATGTAGATTCAGACTCTATTCATTAAGCAGCTACATAGCCTATTATACACATATTTTTTATTATGTCAAGTCCCTTTAGTTCCTTGACTTTATGTACAAAGTGTGGTAAGTTAAAGGAATCTAATCGTGAAGGAGAGCGATGATGGCAAAAGTAAAAAAACCACATTACGTAGATAATAAAAAATTTCTACAAGCAATGATAGAATGGAAGCAAGTTTGTAATATTGAAGAAAAGGATGGAAACCCCCAACCACCTGTTACTAATTATATTGGAGAGTGTTTTCTAAAAATAGCAACACATTTGTCCTATAGACCGAATTTTATTAATTACACATATAGAGATGAGATGATATCTGATGGCATCGAAAACTGTTTACAATACGTTGCAAACTTCAATCCAGAGAAGTCGAAGAATCCTTTTGCATACTTTACACAAATTATCTACTACGCCTTTATCCGAAGAATCCAAAAAGAAAAAAAACAAACACATGTTAGAAATAAAATGATAGAAAGTCAGAGCTATGAAGCTTATACTACAATGGAGGGTGATGATTCAGGATATTATGTTAGAGGGTTTGATCCAAACGTGATGTTACCAGATGAAGATGTATATAAACCAAAAAAAGTACAATCTAAAAAAAGTAATGGTTTGGAAGATTTTATGGAGACAAAGGATTGAAGATCGCTATAATCACTGATACACATTTTGGCGCTCGAAACGATAATCAAAATTTCAATAATTATTTCTATAAATTTTATGATAATTTATTTTTTCCTACTTTAGAAGATAGGGGAATAGATACATGTATTCATATGGGCGATGTAATGGATCGCCGAAAATATATTAGCTATAAAATTGCTAATGATTTTCGAGTTAAGTTTATTCAACGATTTCAAAAAAGTAAAATTAATTTACATATGCTTGTAGGTAATCATGATACCTATTATAAGAACACAAGTGATGTTAATTCCTTAGAAGAACTGATTAAATTTCCAAGAATAAAAGTTTACAAAGACCCCACTATTGTAAAATTTGACGATTTGCCTATAGTGTTTATGCCATGGATAAATTCAAGCAATTATGCTAAATCTGTAAAATTGCTTAGTAGTGCTAAAACAGATATTCTTATGGGCCATTTAGAGATTAATGGTTTTGAAATGCATAGAGGACAGATAGCCCAGGGCTCTTATGACAAAGAGTTATTTCGCAGATTCGATACTGTTTTTAGTGGGCATTATCATCACAAATCTGATGATGGTCAAATCTACTATTTGGGAACGCCGTATGAGATTATGTGGAATGATTGGAATGATCCAAAAGGATTTCATATTTTCGATACAGAAACAAGAGAGCTGGAACGTATTATAAATCCTTATACCATCTTTAAAAAGATTTATTATGATGATTCTCAGAAAGATTATACTAAAGAAGAGGTTGGACAATATAAAGATCATTATGTAAAACTTATAGTAGTGAACAAAAAAGATTTGTATGGATTTGATAAATTTACAGATCGACTTTTACGAGCTGATGCTCATGATGTTAAAATAATTGAAGATTTTTCTGAACTGGATGCATCTAATGTGTCTGATGATATTGTAGAAAATACAGAAGATACTTTAACACTTTTAGATAAGTATATTGATGAGCTTGATGTTATTCTTGATAAGGATAGACTTAAAAATACTATGAAGATACTTTATAATGAAGCCCAGGATTTGGAATTATAATGATGACTACCGTTAAAGCCAAGTCTAAGAGGATATTAATTATGGGGTTGCCTGGCTCTGGTAAGACTACATTAGGCAAAAAATTATCAAAACAATATAATATACCTTTTTGGGATGGAAATGTAGTGAGAGAGGTATATAATGATTGGGATTTCACTGGTAAAGGCAGAGAACGCCAAGCATTACGTATGCGTAAATTATCAGAACTTGATCGTATATCAATTGCTGGATTTGTTTGTCCATTGCCAGGATATGTAAGTTTCTTTTTTGCAGATAAACTTATCTGGATGGATACAGTAGAAGATTGTGAATATGAAGATACGAATAAATTATTTTCTCCACCGCAAAAATATGATGTGAGAATTACAAAATTTGGAAAAGATGAAGAAGCTTTTAATTTAGTGAGGGACTGTTTTGATAATCTTTAGGTATGTTAGGTGGAGAAATTTTCTTTCTACTGGCAATAATTTTATAGAAATTCAGTTAGATCGAAATTCTACTACACTTATTATAGGAGAGAATGGGGCGGGCAAGTCTACTGTTCTGGATGCTCTTTGTTTTGGTTTGTTTGGTAAACCATTTCGTAGTATTAATAAGCCGCAACTTGTAAATTCGGTTAATAATGTTAATTCTGTTGTGGAAGTAGAATTTGAAATTGGAACCAAGAAAGTTAAAGTAGTACGTGGCATTAAGCCAAACATTTTTGAAATATACATCAACGGTAAGATGTATAATCAGGATGCGAATCAGAGAGATTATCAAAAATATCTTGAACAGCAAATTTTAAAATTAAATTGGAGAAGCTTCACCCAAGTAGTGATTCTTGGGTCATCTACCTTTGTGCCATTTATGCAGCTGAGAGCTCGGCATAGAAGGGAGGTTGTTGAAGAAATTCTGGATATTCAGATTTTCTCATTGATGAATATGTTACTTAAACAAAAATTAAGGAGTATAGCAGAAGATACTAGAAATATAGATTATCAATATGATTTAACTACTGAGAAAATTACCCTACAGGAAAAGTATATAGATGAAGTAAAACAAAATAAAGATAAGTTGATGAAAGAAAAAACTGCCCTTATATCAGGTAATGAGGAAGAAGTATTTAAGAAACAATCAGATATTACTTTCCACCAGAATAATAATAAAGAACTTTTACTTTCTATACAGGACAGCACTAAAGTAAATAAAGACTTTAGTAGACTAAAAGACATAAAGAGTACTTTGACAGAGAAGAAAAATAATAATTCTCGTATGGTCAGTTTCTTTAAAGACAATAATGATTGCCCAACTTGTGAACAGCCTCTTCGTAATGCTTCCAAAATGGTAAAATCTAAACAGAAAGAAGTAGATAAATTTGCAAATGCTCTGGTAGAGCTTGAACATGCATTAAATGTTTCTCTTTCTAGACAAAAAGATATATCTGCTATAGCAAATGAGATACGAGAGAATGAAGTTTATGTGGCTACAGAAAATAGTTCTGTTACGCAACTAGAGAAATTTAATGCTACATTAAAAACTGAGATAGAGCAATTGCTGTCTAGTGATGTAGTAACATCAGATTTTGATAAATTAGAAGAGTTAAAGGAACAGCTAGTTGGGGTTGCTGATAAAAAAACACAGTTAAAAGAAGAAGTTATATATTGTGAAGCTATAAGAGAAATGCTTCAAGATACTGGCATCAAGACTAAGATAATCAAGCAATATCTTCCTATCATGAATAAGTTGATAAACACATATTTGTCAGCAATGGAATTTTATGTTAGTTTTACTTTGGATGAAAATTTTAACGAAACTATTAAATCCAGATACCGAGATGAATTCACATATGATTCGTTTAGTGAAGGTGAGAAGATGAGAATAGACTTGGCATTGCTTTTTACATGGAGAGCTATTGCTAAGATGAAAAATAGTACTAATACGAATGTATTGATGTTGGATGAAATTTTTGATAGTTCATTAGATGGAACAGGAACAGATGAATTCCTCAAGATTCTCAATACGTTAGGTGGTGAGAATGTATTTGTGATTAGTCATAAACAAGATGCATTAGTAGATAAATTTAAGAGTACAATAAAATTTGAGAAGGTTAAAAATTTTAGCCATATTGTTGAATAATGGGAAAACGATCCGACTTTGAAAGAAAACCTAGAGATTTCTATCCTACACCGATAGAAGCTGTAGAGCCACTTATACCCCATCTGCCTAGGGAATTCACATATACAGAGCCATGTGCAGGCGATGGTGCGTTATGTGGGCACTTGGATCATTTCGGTGGTATATGTATGTGGGCAAGTGATATCGAACCACAGCACGAAGGCATACATCCTAATGATTATAGCGAAATAGATTATAAAGAAATGATTGAATCAGAGTTTGTAATTACAAATCCGCCTTGGGATAGAAAAGTATTACATCCATTGATAGATTATTTTCGTGTACGCAAGCCTACATGGTTGTTATTTGATGCTGATTGGATGCATACTAGACAAGCATCCCCATATTTGGTGAATTGTGAAAAAATTATTAGCGTGGGGCGAATTAAGTGGTTTGGTAATATGACAGGTAAGGATAATTGTGCTTGGTATTTATTTAAGGATAATTATGCGCCGTTGGTTAAAACAGAATTTTATGGGAGAACGTGATGGAAGATGTCACAGGTAATCATCGAGATCGAAATAAACAAATAAATTTTTATAGTTTGCTACCAAAAGATGCGCCTATATTGAAAGTTAGGCTTTCTGGCCTTTCTGATGGTTTGGATAGAGAAGATTTGGTTGAGAATCTTGTAAAAACTATGCGAGAGAATAAAGGTATTGGGCTGTCAGCAAATCAGTGCGGCGTGATGGAGCGTGTATTTGTGATGTATTCTGATATTAGGGAGAGGAAAATTATAGCATGTTTTAACCCCAAAATTTTGGAGTATTCGGAAAATACAGTTTTAATGGATGAGGGGTGTTTGACGTATCCCGGCATATGGTTGAAGGTGAATCGCCCAGTTTCGATTAAAGCAGAATGGGAAGATTCAAAAGGATCGAAGGGTGAATATGAATTATCGGGGCTGGAATCGAGGATTTTTCAGCATGAGTATGATCACATGGAAGGCACCAATTTTACCAAAAAAGTCAGTAAATTGAAATTGCGTATGGCAGAAAAGCGAGCTTTAAAGCAGTTGAAAAAGCTCAATAGAAACAAGGACTTGCCGTGAT